TTACGCCGCGCGGCGGCAGCGGTGCGGCTTCGCCGTACGGTCGTGCCGTGGACAGTGCCGCTCGTACTCGGCGCGGCAGAAGCGACAGGTGACCCCGGCCGGCAGGCCGCAGTTGCAGTTCGGCCCCACGCCGGCCTCCTGTGCCCAGCGGCCGGCGGCCCACGCGTCCAGGTCCGCCTTCAACTCGGCGGCCCCCCTGGCCTCGCGCCAGCCGCCCTCGATGAGCATCTTGGAGGTGAGGGCCTTGATCTCCTCGCCGCGCTCGTTGCCCCGGAAGAAGTCGTACGCGTCCCGGGCGCTCGCGAAGGCCGGGGCCAGCATGAAGCGCCCACGGCCCAAGCCCGTCTTCGCGTCCCAGGCCAGGCCCTGACCCGCGGTACGGGCGGCGCTGCCGGCCTCTGTGGCGCGCTGGAACTTCTCCGGGGAGTCCAGGATGCCCCGGGCAGAGAAAGGGCCCAGGACCACCGTGTGGGTGGCGCCCTGGGCCTCATATCTGATCTGGCCGACCACGGCGAGGCGGTGTGTTCTGGACCTGACCGCGTCCAGCGCCTCGATGACGGCCTCGGCTACCTCAGCTCCCGTTCGAGAGGAGTTCTTCGGATCGGTCAAGATCGTCTCTACTGCGGTCAGCTCGCTCTTTCTCACGGCGCGCCAGCGCCTCCTTCCCGGCTCGGCTCCAGGTGACGATGGTGGGCTGGGAGACTCCCAGCCGGTCCGCGACCTCTCGGGTGGTGGCGCCCTGCTCAAGGGCCAAATAGATCTGGATCTTGTCCAGCTCATCGGCGGATGTGGCGGCGTGGTGGGTCAGGGCAACGTTCTCCAGCAGTGCGGTGCGTACGTGATCGGGCAATTCGATCTTCCTTTTGGGTGGCACGGGGGTCCCCTTTGTGGGTGGCGATGGCAGCATGGACAGTGTCGTCTCAGAGCGGGCATTTCACCCTCCCAAGACGCTGTCTTGGCGGAAACCTATCCACTGCCATACCTGCGCTGCCCATGCGGGGGACCGCTCAGTAAGCCGTTCACCGGCCATGCACCCCCGCGGGTGCGGCCGACGTAGTGGAACCCTGCCCCCGGCCACCGCTGGTGGCGGTGGCCGGAACGCGGGCAGCGTGGGGGGTGGGAGGGGGCAGGTTCACTGCTTCCGCTCCTCCAGGATCTTCGCGCCCCTGGCGGCCTTGCCCCTGATGGTGCTGGGGCTCACGCCGCCGATGGCCGCCGCGATGGCGGCCTGGGGCAGGATGCCGGCCTCCAGGGCCTGATGGATGGCCACCAGGACGTCGTCCGCGGCCTGCTCGGCCGCGTCGTTCAGCCTGCCCAGCCTGGCCATCGCCAGACGCTTCTGCTGGCGCGTGGGCGCGCTCATGCGCTCTTCCTCTCGAAGTCAAAGCCGGCGACCTTGGGGAGCGGCTCTGTGGACATGTGACGGAGGATGGTGATGTCCTCGCCGGCGGCGTAGGCGTTCCACGCTTTGACGATCAGGGCGTACGCGTGGTCGCGCTTGCCCTTGCCGGTCGGGAGCCCGCCGTGGAAGCGTCGCCGGAGGTGGAGACGCGGGTCCCGCGCGCCCAGATCCTCGCCCGTACGGACGCCGGCCAGCCACGTCTGGATCAGATCGTGGGCCAGGTCATCGCTGCTGCGCGCGGCCTGCGCGATGACGGCCGCGTGCGGGCCTACCGGGATACTGGCCTCCAGCGAGGCCCCCTGGATGTCCTTGATGTACCAGGTCAGCTCGGGCCAGGCGTGAAAGGTCGCCACGACCTCCGGCGTCGTGATCTTCGAGAAGCGGGGCATACCCCAGCGGTCGCCGTCCGCGAGCGCGGCCAGGTGGCGCGCGGCGGCGGCGATGTTCACCGCGTACGGCACGTTGAGCACGTGCGCGGCCGTGCGCTTGTACCCCTGGTCCACCACCTCGAAGATCTCGCGGGGCTCGGCCGGAAAGATCCAGACTTCCAACGTGGTGTTGCTGTTCGCCTGGGCCTTCATGCGGTGCTGCCCACTAATGATGTAGCCCTCAGTGTCGAAGATGTACCCCTCGGGCGTGCCCGACCTCCAACGGTCGGCCTCCATGTCCTTCTGGTACTTGAAGGACACCGCCTTCGACATCGGACGGTTCTTCGGGTGGTTGCGGTACGAGAGCCAGTCGGACGCCATCTCGGGCGTCACGGTCACGATCTGAGGTGTGGACGGCAGCGGGAATCTGGACCCCTCCGGGGTCAGCTCGTCCCTGACGATCTCCATGCGTCTCCTCTCCATGGACGGGGAAGCGGCCCTCGCTGAAAGTGAGCAGCGAGGGCCGCTCGTAGACCGAGCGGGGCTCGAACCCGCCGCCTCCCACCGGGAGGGCTGCACCCGCAGTCGATCCGACACCGGGATATCGCCCGGTGCACCAGCCGCGACCCGTCGGCCGCGAACATGAAGAAGGCCCCGACGGGGGTGACGGGGCCTTCAGCTTTTGTGAGCGCTGCGCGCTCAGATCTTGTACTCGTACCCAATAGTCAAGCGCTGGGGCAAGCACCATTCGCCGTAGACGATCACGCCCTCGGCGTCGCTCCACTCGTGCGCCCCGGCGAGGATCGGATCGCCGGTGGCGATGTTGAGGTGGGACGCCTCGCGAGCGTCGGCGGTGCGGCTGTGCATGGCATCGCGGCCATGCGCCACCCGGCGCCCGGTGGCGCGCTCGATCTGCTGGAGCAGGTCATTGCCCGCTCCGGGCGCCGTGCTGAGCACGTCGGGGACCAGCTCCGCGAAGGCTGCGGGGAGCCAGTCCACCTCCAGCATCAGGCGCGTCTGGCCGGTGCCGACAAGGTATTCCCGCCTGATGAGCTGGCCGCCCGGGTCCTGGTCGAACGCCTCCGCCACGTACAGCGGCGGAACGACGGGTCCGGCGCTCAGGACCCGCTTGGTCTCGCCCTTGCCCAGGACGCTGCCGGTCCGGCGAATGCGCTCCAGCCGGTCGGCCGGTGTGGCCGTGTTGGCTGGCCTGTCGGCCACGAAGCTGCCGCGCTGCGTGGTGACGATCCAGCCCTCCGTGCGGAGCCAGCCCATCGCGGCGCGCACGGTGGCGGTGGCTGCCCCGTGCTCCTCGGACATCACCCGTACGGGTGGAAGCTGATCGCCGGGACTGAGGGCCCCGTCGCGGATGAGCTGCCGGTAGTGCTCGGCAATACGGACATTCGGCGTGGTCATGCAAGGAGCATTGCACCTTGAACTAGCCCATCACAAGACTTGTATTGGACTAGCTCACTCCCTACTCTCGAACTATCTCACCGACCCACGGTAAGCGGGGAGTACCTATGAGTGATACCCGGAATGTCATGCTCAGGCGGCGGCGCATGGAGGCGGATATCCGCATCGCGCGCTGGCTCGCCAGCTCCATCACGGAGCCCGACTTCGCGTACGAGGACTGGCAGCGCGGGCGCCCTGCGGTGCTGCGCGTGGGAGTCCGGTTCGACGCGGTGAAGATGCACCCGAACCTCGTGCACGCCGCGCTGGGCGTGACGGGCGTGACGGACGTCGTGGATGCCATGCCCGTCATGATTGGCGGGCCCGTGGTAGCGCACCCCGGGCCCTGGTATCACGCGCTGGTGCCTGTAGGGACCTGCGCTCGCTGGGGCGAGCCGTACGGCACGATGCTCGGCGTCGGCGGGTGGCTCAAGGTGCCGCATCCGTCGAATCGCGGCACCAGCGACGTCCACTGGGCGTCGCCCGTCGTCGCGCCTGGTCAGCTCTGTGATCCGGGGGACGTGGCCGCGCTGCTGCGCGCGGGCGCCGGAAAGCTCGGGGACAACGCGTGATCGGCCCGGTCATAGGCCGCGCCACCGCCATAGAGCGGGGGCGGACGCTCACCGCTTACAGCGCGTACATACGGCACGTGCAGACCTGCGCGCGGTGCATCAGGGGCCCCGTCGGCACGAGGTGCCCGGACGGCCAGCGCACGTGGGCCGCGTTCCGAACGGCTCGCTGAGCGAGCCCCCAATCGCCCGTACCGCCTGCGGCATCCCCGTAGATGGCAGCACCGCAGCGCGGTGCGGGTGCACAGAGGCAGCCCCTGGGAGTGTGTCCCGGGGGCTGCCGCATGCGTGCCGCTACTCGGCGTCGGCCTCCGCGCGGACGCGGCGGAGGTACGCGTCCAGCTCGTGAATGACGCCCACCGTGTGGTCGCTGGAGCCGATCATGCCCTCGGTGATCTCGGCTGCGATCTCGGTCAGCCGCTCATCGGTCGTGCCGGCGACGATGTCGTACTCGTCGGCCTCCGACCCGTTGGTGACGTCGTCGGCGTCCCACTCTCCGACGATGTCGGGCGCGTCGAAGCCGGCCTCCAGGACGACGTCCATCCCCTTCTCCGCCGACTTCGCGTCGGCCCCGAGGACAGCCACATGGGTTTCGCCGTTCCAGCTCTTCTCCCAGTCCGCAAGAATGCGGTCCGCCAGCGGCGCCAGCTTGGCAAGCAGCCGATTGACAGCGACGGCGGTCAGGACCGGAATCCTGTACCGGCGCTCGAAACCGGTACGTACGGCACTCGGCGCGGAGCCGTCGATCTGAGAGTCATAGTCAGCGAGCAAGGTTCCCTCGCTCAAGTCCAGCTCGATGTACGCGGTCTGGGTCTCGCCGCGCCCCTCGTAGCGTCGGCACAGCTCAAGCGCCCACGTGCACTTGATGACCTGAATAGTCGTCATGGGATCACCTTCCCGATCGGCTGGGCGTGAGCGCCCAGCACAAAAGGCCCCCGAAAGAGGCGGGGGCCTTTTGCTTTGGCCCGAATGTCGGGCCGTCCCCGCTCGCGCGGGGAAGAGCACCCAGAAGAGCCGCGGAGGCTATCGACGGGCCATCCCCGCGTACGCGGGGTGCGCATAACAGGAAAGCGTCCCCGTCCAACGGGCCATCCCCGCAGCTGCGGGGTGTGCATACAAGCTGCGCGCCCTCACTGAACGGGCCATTCCCGCTGACGCGGGACGTACTGCGTCCCCACGGACGCGGGGAGCATGTGAACCTGCAACAGCTCTACGGTCCAACCCCGCGAAGGCGGGGAGTAACGGGGTACCGGTGCTGGCTGCCCCCGGCTGTGCCTACTATGGCACGCCCGTGGTGGTCCTGTCAGCTCAATGCGTACGACAGGAAGCCCCGGGAGACAGGTCGGCAAGGTGGCCCGCTTCGACCCCCCTCACGGGGCCGATACCGAGCTGGACGCCGAGCTTCCGCCAAAGCTCCGCGTCCCCCGTTGCTGGCTCGACCGCCGACCGAATGTCCGCGAGGAACTCGCGGTCCTCGACGGTAAGGCGCTCCTGGCGACCAGCGCTCACGGCGCCCAGCAAGTAGATAGCGGCGTGGCCGCTGGAGTTTTTGTAGTTACATGGCACGTCTTTGTCCCGGACCGGCGCGCCGGTGAACTGCTGCGGGTAGTTGCCACCCCTGCCGATCAGGTACCACGGCACGCGGGGGTCATCCCACGCATACGTGTCATGGAACTCGATCTGCACGCTCACGTATCCATACGTGACCGACTTGCTGATCTTGCCGAGTCGGGCAATAACCTCTGGTGTGATCTCCATGGTTCACCTCTCCTTGAACCAGCGGTTCCAGACATCCCTGCGGACCTCCGGGCGCCGCTCCTGTGCTGCTTCATTCTCGCGCTCCGCGCGGCGCCTGTCAGGCGCTCTGACGGGCCTCTGTACCCGCTGCTGCGGCATGGCTCCCTCTCCAGTGCCCCGGCCCGCCCGGCGGGATGCTGCCGCCGCCGGGCGAGGGGGTGTTCGTGTCAGCCCGTGCCGCAACCGCAAGTGCCGCCGGGCGTCTGGCAGTCGGGCAGCGTGCCGCAGCCCGCGGCCGGGCCGGCCGCCGCGCGGCGTCCATCGCGGTGACGTACACCGCGACCTCCGGCAACATCTGTTTCTCGTCGTTGTCGACCATGTGATCCCTCTCTCTGAGTACATGGACGTGCGCAGTGTTCGGGCGGCGCCCGACGCTCTGCGCTGCGGTCATCGATCGGTCTTCGAACGAGGCGATGACCGCCGGAGGCCCTGCCTCCAAGAGGCCGCGCGCCGTGCCGGGGAGAGGTCCGGGAGACACGCGGCCACTTGGCCGCAGGGAAGGAAGGGAGACCCCCGCCGGGGGGCGGGGGTCTCTGTGGGGTCACAGGCAGTCGTACGGGTCGGCCCGCAGGGCGTTGCCCTCGCGCCTGGTCAGGTACGCCACGCTGTAGATCGCGGCCTCGCCGCTGTATGCCGGCACGGGGCGCTCCGCCAGCGGGGGGAGCCCCTGAGAGGTGCCAGGGGCCACCCACATGTAGCCATGGACGATCCACACGCGCTCGTGATGCGCGCGGCAGTAGTACAGCCCAAGGGCTTTCAGCTCGCCGCAGTACTCAGGCGACATGCCGTCTACGGTGATCTCGTACCCGCAGACCTGCGAGCCCGGGTCGGGCTCCTTGGACAGGATCTTGGCCACGGTCACTCACCCCCCGGGGTGAACTCGTAGGCCGCCAGAAGCCTTCCGCTCCGAAGGCCCGCCGTCCAGATGATCGCCATCGGACGGCCCTCGCGGTCCTCCCCCGTCCAGACGCGGACGGAGTGGCGGAGGCGGCGCGCCACCTCCATGTCCTGCGCGAAGGTCATCACGGAAACGACCTTCGCGCCGTCGTGCGTGTGCTCGGAGATGACCGCGTCGGGCACCCCGAACATGGTGTCGGTCATGATCTGCCCCTCTCCATGGGCAGTTGGTCACCTGGGGTAATCAGCCCCGGGCGCGGTTCCTGCGGAACCAAGGGGGCCCACACCCGAAGGTGTGGACCCGATGGCTCTTACAGGTACTCAGGGGCGCCGAACGGCCACGATGCGGCCGAGGTTTCCGTGCAAACCCCGCTCGACCATGCTTCGCCGCACCAGGTCAACCGCCTCCTGCACGGTCGGCATGGCGACGGAGCCGCGAACCTCTGTCCGCCTACGGACAGAGGTTGTCGTGCGCGTCCAGTACGAGCCCGGATTCAGGGGCTCGGCGCACACGTAGACCGAGTGCAGGCGCTGCCCTCCGGGCGGGTAGACGATGTACCCCAGGGTCTCCGGCTTGACCAGGTCGATCACTGCGCTGCTGATGATGCTGGTGCTCATGTCGAGTCCTCTCCTGACTCATCAAACGGGCAGGGAAATCACGCCCTGCCCGCATGACGAGTGACAGCGCGGCCGGTGGCCGCTGCGCCGCACACCGTGCGACGTGCTGCGGAGCATGTGCGCCGCCGGGCGCCGCCGGTTCGGCCTGCCACTGCTGAGGTGGCTGGCAGCCGTCCGGAGTGTGGCGCCCGGGAATGCCGAACATGCTCCGCTCGTACGGTGTGCGTCGCGCTGGCCGTACGGCCGCGCTGTCATCGTCGTGTGCACGCTGCCCCATCGGAGAGATGAGCAGCGCTTCCTTCTTCCCTGAGTGTTGTTCCGCCGGTTGGTCGGCGGTTCGTCGGCGCCCGGGCTGTGACCCCCATCTGCATCGGTCGCCGCTCACGGCCAGCAACCCCCCCGGTTTCAGGCCCGGGTGACCTTGTGGGTGACTTCCCCTGTTGTGAAAGGGCTCAACTTGGGCTTGAAACAAGCCACTTGAGACCCTGCGGACTCGTCCCAGTTACGCCCCGTTTCCGGTGCTCCCTGGGGAGTGACATAACCATGCCCTCTGATCAGCTTTCCTGTCAACGTGAGTCGGGATCTTTTTTCAAGATCCTTTCCAGTGGGCCTCTGACCTGCATATTTTAGGTACTCCTTACCTGGTTGAATCTGGTTCAAGATAAGCATCGATCAGAGTTCTTTGATTGTGATCATGGTGTGGCTGTGTGTGAAGACCGCAGGGAGAGTGTCCGGAGAGTGCGGAGCGCACACATCCGGGGCACAGGCGCACACGGGGCGCGAAGGTCGTCAACGGCCGTGCGGCGGCCTGGAGTCGGCCCGGTGGGCAGGCGGGGCGGCGGGGGCCGCAGAGGCCCGTGAGGGGCCGCGCAGCGGCGCGGGGAAGTGGCGCCAGGGCGAGGGTGGCCGGCTCGCGCGCGCGGGTGCCCGCGTGTGCGTACGTGCGCGCGTGAGCGCACATATTGGCGACCATCGGTCGCCACGGTCCAGCGGACCGACAGCAGTCCGGAGGACTGTCCACCCCCTTTCCGCCGGACGTCCCCCTGAGGGGGACTGGCGGTACAGCGGATCGGCGAAGTGAGTCAGGGCAGAGCCCTGCTCACTGAGCTACGCCATAGGTGCGCTTGCAGCGCACACAGGTGGTCACCACCGTGTGACCACACAGAGAGAGCCCAGACCGTAGGTCCAGGCTCTCCACAGGTGGGCTATCAGCCCACATATACGCAGGTCATCGACCTGTCTGGGGCACACACACCCATGTTGATGGGGGTGGGTGGCACCCTCGCTCATTCGAGCGAGGCACCCATATCGGACATGTAATGTCCGATTCTGTCCCCATGTGTGCCCTATCAGGGCACTTATGTACTGTTTGACCCCCGGGTGTTAAACCCGGGTGCCTCGCTCGATAGATGGTGACCCACCATCTATCGTTGATAGACCCCCTAGGGGGCCGTAGGCCCCATATGACTGTGGCCCCAGCCGTAGGCCAGGGCCACTCATGTCATGTCCGCCGTCGGCGGTTCTGGGGGCCCTGGAAGGGCCCATATGGGGCTGGATTGGAAGTGCTTTTCTTCCGGTCCAGCTCGCTGCGGTCCAGCTTAGCAGATGCCTGCAAATCCGATTGCATGCCACATCTATGACGGATGGTCACGAACCAGCCATCCGGGCAGGTCAGCGCCCCTGGCGGGCGTGGAGCTGCCGCAGGCTCCGCCGGTTCTGGCTGCGTACGCCGACGTATTCCGTCGGCCGGCTCTTCGGCATCACCAGCTCCAGTTCGACCGGCCCGCCGCGGGCCTCTGCCCGCCGGGCTATCTCGGCCTTCTTGCAGGCGGTGTGAGTCCATCCGCCAAGAAAGATTTCAATGTCCGTTCCGGGCTCGATCCTTATTGCACATGATGTGCAATAGCCCGCGTACTTCGCCTTCATGGTGGCCGTCCCTCCCGAGGTCATTCCGGCACCGTCGGGGCGCAGCGTAGGGCCGTTGGCTGATATATGCGGACAGATGTACCCTCCGCCCCCGGTCGGGCCCCCAGGGAGGCCCCCAGCCCCGGGGAGGTGCACGGATGGCCAGGATCGTGGCCGATCCCTCCCAGCTCCCGGGCATCAAGCCGCGGGACCGGCGGCGCAACACGCTCTCCAGCGCGGAGAAGAAGCAGACCATCCTGGCCGCGGTACGCATGGGGCAGACGGTCGAAGAGGGCTGCCGGCAGGCCGGCTGCTCGCGCAAAACCCACGAGTACTACCGGAAGAGCGACCCGGACTACCGGGACGCCATGGATCGGGCGCTGCGGGCCCGGACGGAGGGCGCCGCCGCGGCGCGCAAGGAAGTCCCGGACTTCCCGGAGTTCTGCGCGACGTACCTGGACACGCAGCTCTTCGCGCACCACTTGCAGTGGTACGACCTCCTGGAGGGCCGGGAGCCCCGGAACCTCCACCCGGTGCAGCGGTACATCAAGGGCGACCCGGACACGGTCCTGATCAACACACCGCCGGAGCACGCGAAGTCCACCACGATCACCGTCAACTACGTGACGTGGCGCATCGTTCAGGACCCGTCGATCCGCATCCTGCTGATCTCGAAGACGCAGGCCCTGGCCGCGAAGTTCCTCTTCTCGATCAAGCAGCGCTTGGCCGAGTCGAAGGCGTACGCGCAGCTCCAGCAGGACTTCGGCCCGCCGGGCGGCTGGAGCGAGGGCGCGTCCACCTGGACGTCCACACAGATCCGCATGGCCGGCGTGGACTCCGGGGAGAAGGATTACACGGTCGAAGCCGTCGGCTTGGGCGGCCAGATTTACGGCACCCGTACGGACCTGGTCATCATGGACGACTGCGTGGACAACACGAACCACCAGCAGTTCGAGAGCCAGATCGACTGGATTCAGAACATCGTGGGATCCCGCGTGGCCGACATGGGCGGCCGGATGCTGCTGGTCGGGACCCGCATGGCGACGGTGGATCTCTACTCGGAGATCCTGAAGCCGAGCTACTACAGCGACGGCGCCTCGCCGTGGACGTACCTGACCCAGCCCGCGGTCTTGGAGTTCGCGGACGACCCGAAGGACTGGATCACCCTCTGGCCGGAGACGAACCGGCCGCCGGTGACCGTGAGCGCCCGCAAGCAGGCCGTGGCCGAGGGCTGGCCGCGAGACGGCCTCTGGCCGATGTGGCACGGCGTGGCGCTCGCGCGGAAGCGGTCGCGAATGCGCCCGCGCAACTGGTCGATGGTCTACATGCAGGACCAGGTAGCCGACGACTCGATCTTCAAGGCCGAGGACGTGGAGGGCTGCATCGATCGGGCGAGGTGGCCCGGGGTGATGACCGACGGCCAGTCGGATCATCGGAAGTACGGGATGGACGGCCTGCTGGTCGTGGCCGGCCTGGACCCGGCCGCCGCCGGGTGCACCGCCATGGTGGTGGTCGGGCTCGACCGCCGCACGGGCGTGCGCTGGATTCTGGACGTGGTGAATAAGCGCGGCATGCCGCCGCATGAGATGCGCTCGGAGATGGAGCGCCTGACCGCGAAGTACAGCATCTCTGAGTGGCGCGTCGAGAAGAACGCGTACCAGGGCAGCATTGTCCAGGACCAGTTGATCAAGACGTTCATGAACGCGCGCGGCACGCTGCTGACCGCGCATCACACCGACGCGAAGAAGTGGGACTCCGACTTCGGTGTGGCCTCCATGGCCACCCTCTTCGACGGCTGGCGCGACGGCCGGCACCTCGTGCGGCTGCCGTCACAGACGCAGTCTGAGGCCGTGAGGGCCCTCATCGAGCAGTTGTGCGCGTGGTTCCCGGAGACCAAGGGCCTGACCGACATCGTCATGGCCTGGTGGTTCGCGGAGATCAGGTGCAGGGAGCTGATGCTCACCGACTTCGACGGCTGGCACGCGAACAGCAGCGAGTTCACCTCGGAGCGCGACGCGGCCGGACAGATGGTCGTGGACGTGGACTTCGCCTTGCAGCAGCAGGGCGCGGGGGCCTGGGACGGCTCCCTCAACGGCTGGTGAGGCGAGATGGACGGCATTCACACCCAGTGCCCATCGCGGCACCCCGAGACCGGCTCTCAGTGCGTGCGCCTCAAGGGTGCTCACTGGGAGCACCAGGACAGCAACGCGCGCGACGTGTATTGCCGATGCTGGACAGACCCGGAGGAGTAGACATGGCAGTACCGATGACCCCTGATCAGTGGCTCAAGGCGCTCCGCGCCGAGGGCGTCACGGACATCGTGGAGATGCCCGGCTGGCGGAGCAACAACCGCAACCACAAGGGCGCGTGGGGCAGTGTGCACGCCGCGATGATCCACCACACCGGCGGCGAGGGCGCGGCGCTGCCCGGCATCGTCTTCAACGGCCGCGACGACCTTCCTGGCCCGCTCTGCCACGACTACCTCACCCGCACCGGCCGGCTGTACCTCGTCGGCAACGGCCGCGCGAACCACGCCGGGACGGTCGCGAAGAACGCGTACGACGCGGTCCTCAACGAGCGCTCCGCACACCCGGCGCCGGACGCCGCCGAGCCGATCGACGGCAACGCGGTCTCGTACGGGCTGGAGTGTGAAAACACCGGCGCCGTCGGCCGCGACTGGCCGGCCGTGCAGTACTACACCGCGGTACGCGTCCAGGCCGCCCGTTGCCGCTTCCACGGCTGGACCGCTGACAGCGTCTGGGCTCACAAGGAGGCCACGCGCCGGAAGCCGGTCGATCCCCGCATCGACATGGCGAAGTTCCGCCGCGACGTGGCCGAGCGGCTCAAGCACCCTGCGAGCTGGTCGCCGCCCACCACCCCCACCACGCCGACGAAGCCGGCGCCCACGCTGGCGTCGCTGGATGCGCGCGTGACTGCGCTGGAGAAGAAGGTCAAGTAGCCGTCGTACAGTTCGCCCCCAGGAGGTGGTCATGGCGGACATATCACTCATAACGCGCCGCGTGGAGGCCCTGCGCCGTGACGCCGCCGAGCGGGACGTACGGCACCAGACGGTTTTCGACGCGCGAGCGCAGAAGCTCGACAACATCGCGCCGGGCAGCATGCCCGACGCGTGGCCGCGGCCGATCACGGCCAACGCGATCGACACCAGCGCGCGCCAGCTCGCGGAGAACTTGGCACCCCTGCCGTCGATCAACTGCTCCACGGGCGTGATGAGTTCGGAGCGCGCGAAGAAGTTCGTCTCGCGCAAGACGAAGATCGCGTACAGCTATGTCATCGACTCCAAGTTGAAGTCGGCCATGCCGACGGGCTGCGACTGGTACCTGACGTACGCGGCGATGCCGATCGTGATCGAGCCCGACTTCAAGGCCGGCCGGCCGCGGCTGCGCATCGACAACCCGATGAAGCACTACGCCCAGTACGACCTGGGCGGCAACGTCATTTCGTACACGAAGGTCTGGCGCGAGACTGCGCGCCAGCTCGCGGCGAAGTTCCCGGAGCACGCCGCCCGGATCATGGGCGGTGACCAGCCGTACGGCCGCCAGGTGGGCGGGGACGTTGAGCTGGAGCTGATCAAGTACTGCGACAAGGACTCGTACGTCCTGTACATGCCCGAGCGCTCGAACTTGGTGTTGATGGAGACCCCGAACCTGTTCGGGAAGTGCCCCGTCGCGATCGCGCGGAAGCCGCAGTGGGACGAGCAGGAGCGCGGCCAGTTCGATGACGTGATCTGGCCGAGCCTGGCCCGCAACCGCATGGCCATGCTGGGCCTTCAGGCCACGCAGCAGACCGTACGGGCGCCGCTGGCGCTACCCCCGGATGTGCAGCGGATCCCGATGGGCGATGACGCGGTGATCCGTACGAACTTCCCGGAGAAGATTCGCAGGGTCGGCACCGACATGCCGCAGGCCGCCTGGCAGCAGGAGGCCATGCTCCAGCAGGAAGTCCAGCGCGGCACACGCACGCCGGCCAGCGCCACCGGCGACGTGGACGCGTCGATCATCACCGGCCGAGGCGTGGATGCCCTGAACGGCGGCTATGACATCCAGGTGGCCACCGGCCAACTGATGATCGGCACGGCGTTGGAACAGGCGCTTGAGCTGGCCTTCGAGATGGACGAGAAGTTCTGGCCGGACACGAAGAAGACGGTCAGCGGCGTCATCAACGGGACGCCCTTCGAGGAGACCTACACGCCCGCGAAGGACATCAAGGGCAACTACCGCGTGAGTGTCAGCTACGGCTTCGCCTCGGGGATGAACCCGAATCAGGCGCTCGTTTTCCTGCTCCAGCTCCGCGGGGACCAGCTCGTGCCGAGGGACTTCGTCCAGCGCCAGCTTCCGATGGACGTGGACGTGGCCCAGCTTCAGGCCCAGGTAGATATCGAACAGGTAACGGACGCCCTGAAACAGGGCATCTTCGCAATGCTCTCGTCGGCCGGGATCATGGCCCAGCAGGGCATGGACCCCACGCAGGTGCTCGCGCAGGCCGCGAGCATCATCGAGATGCGCGAGAAGGGCGCCTCGATGCACGAGGCGATTTTGAAGGCGTTCCAGCCCGAGCCGCAGCCGGAGGCGGAGGCCGACCCCATGGCCGCACTGATGGGCGGCGGCCCCGACGCCGGAGGCGGCCCGCTCCCGGGCATGGACCCGTCCACCGGTGCCCCCGGCGGCGTCGCGCCGGGCCAGGCCGGGATGGGGCAGGGCGGCGCCCCCGACCTGATGAGCATGCTCGCCGGGCTCACGTCCGGCGGCCGGCCGTCCATGTCCACATCCGTCAAGCGGCAGGTACCGGCATGAGTTGCGAGCAGTGCGGGCGCGAGCCCGAGAACGGCACTCCTACCCACTGGATCGGGTGCCCCGAGACTCTGCGCGAGCACGCGCGGAACCTGGCGGAGCCTGACTTCGCCAGGGCGCTCTGCGAGCACGACGGGTGCTCGGAGCCAAGGAAAGAGTGGTCCGGCCGGGGCGCCCGGCCGAAGTACTGCGCCGCAGGACACAAGAAGGAGAAGTCATGAGCGAAGGATTCGCGGGCGACCCGTTCCATGAGGGCGGCAGCCAGCCCATGGCCGGCCTGAAGGGCGGCATGGAGCAGCCCCACACGCAGCAGCCCGCCACGAGCGAGGCGCAGACCAACCCCCGGTCCGCCGGGACGGACAACGTGGGCCAGAGCTGGAACTCGACCTCGCTCGGGGCGAGCGCGGGCACCACCGGCAGCAACGACAAGAACAAGCCCCATTGATCACTTTACGGATGTCCGCAAAGTGAAAACGGTTCTCAGGAGGAGCCATGGCCAGCGGCGGATACCGCAAGCCCGCCAGCCCGGCGCCCGCGAGCGGGCCGGGGGCTCTGTCGCGCCGTACGGACGGCGGCCCGGCGCAGCCCCAGCGCCTGCCGTCCGGCGGCGCGTACGGGGAGCGCCAGAATCTGGAGCAGCTCCAGCAGGGCGGGGCCATGTCACAGTCGCCCGGCGGCGACGTCGGGGCGCCGGCGGGCCCTGCTGACGTGACGGAGGGGCTGATTGGTTTCGGTGAGCCGTCGCAGATGGCTGATCAGCCCCTCACTGAGGGCGCCGACGCGGGCGCCGGGGGCGGCCTGGAGGCGCTGGGGCTGCCGAACCAGCCCGCCGAGGATGCGACCAGGCTTATCCAGTACCTGCCGGTGCTGGAGCACATGGCGAACCAGCCGGGCGCGAGCAAGGCAGCGCGAAACCTCGTCCGCCAGCTCAAGGGGATGGCCTGATGGAGTGGTTCGATGACCTCGGCAACATGGCCTCGCTCTTCCCGGACACACCGGGCCTGGCCTGGGACTTCGCGCTGAACGGCGCGAGTCCGGACTTGGTGGGCTACGGCCTGGCGTACGGTCTCCAGACCGCCGAGACGCCGATCGACGTTTACCCCGCCGAGGGGGTCTGAGTGGGCATCGGTGGATGGCTGAAGGATGCCGTGGGCGGCATGCAGGACGCTGGCGCCTGGGTTGATGAGCACGTATTCGGCAAGGAGACCCCGGAGGAGTACCGCAAGCGGACCGGCGCCGGCCCGATGGACGTGATGCGTGACCGCCAGATGGACAATGCGGTCAAGTCGGCCGCAGGCCCCGTACTGAACGCTACGGGCCAGAGCCTGGAGCGCGTACTCCAGTGCGTGGAGTACGTGTACTCGAACGCCATCTCGCAGCCGCTGTCCGCCTACTTCCTCAATACCGGCAGCAACGAGGGCGACATCTGGTCGGCCTCGGCATGGGCGCGCTCCTGGCGCGCGGCCGAACACATCTCGCCGGGCCAGGCGTTCGGGATGAGCACGATGTCCGCCGCCGAGGGCTTCTCGAATGAGGGCGACCGCGTCTCCGATCTGGCGGTGAAGTCGCCCCTTCAGTACCAGGAACCCGCGCCGTCGGCGCTGCCGCCGGACTATCAGGACTTGTCCGAGGACGAGCAGCGCGCCGCGCTCCAGGAGATGGGCATGCCCGCAGTGGGCAATGCCTACGTAGAGCACCTGAGAGTTGACAGCGACCTCTTCAAGTACGGCTCCGGGGCCGGGGACTTCGCCGTGCGCTGGTGGCTGGACCCGGTCATCATCGGCGGCAAGGGCGCCGCCGCGCTGCGCGAAGCCAAGGTGGTCAAGCCCCGCCCGAAGGGCGGCTGGTCGAAGGACGATATCGACGGCCTGATGGCCGACAGCACGATGGGCAAGGCGCAGGACTACTTGTGGGCCAACAAGGACCGTCCGGACGTGATCAACAATCTGACGATGTTCCGAGCCAGCGCGCTGGGGCCGCGCGCGGGCGGCATCGTCTCGCGGCTCCAGTCGCCCGAGGAGGTGAACCTTTTCCTCCGTACGTCACTGGGCGACGTAGAGGCCCGCGCGCTACTCCAGCAGCGCAACGGCGTGGTCGGCCAGCGCCTGGAGAAAGACACGGCCAGGCTGAGTGAACTGGACCTGGACCTTCCGCGCGTGCTCGCGCTGAATAACCCTCGCGTCGAGGCCATGGTTCAGGCCCGGCGGGCCAGCCTGGAGAAGCAGATCAGCGCCGACGAGGCGCTGGGCACCAGCTACAAGGAGATGCTGGAGCACTACGGCGAGCTGGACGCCGTCAACCTGACGCGCTGGAGCTTCGCGCGGGCTGAGCGCCGCACCGCTGCGCAGGCGGACTACCGCACCGGCCCGGCGGCCGGCAGCCTCACTCGCCGCGGCGGCGGCAGCGCCATCACCCGCGTGAACGCGGGGGATTTCTTCGGGAACCCCTTGACGATGGTGCGGAGCTTCCGCGAGGCACACCCCAACGGGACGATCAAGATCGATGACCTGACGGCCGACTCGATCGCGGAGCTGCGCGGGCACATCGCGCGCATCCCGGGCGTAGGTCCGGGCATCCGCCAGGATCTCCTGGCCCGGTACCTCAAGACCACCACGGAGGGCCAGCGGCTCGACCTCCTGGACGAGGTGGGCAGCCTGGGCGTCGCCCAGATCGCCAAGAAGCGTGGCTTCACGACCGATGAAGCCGCGGTCCTTTACCAGGAGTTCCGCCGGAATATCTCCAACGGCCAGGAGGAGCTGCGGCGGTACAGCGCCGGGACCTTCCCGGGCGAGAAGGTCCACCTGGACGAGTTCATGGGGCACGGCGGAAAGCTCTCCGTTCACCCGAACATGGCCACGCGGCTGGCCAACGATCACGTGCTGATCGACCTGAAGGCGCTGGACACCGCGCTGGCTCGCCACGGGAGCGCCATCAAGGCCCTGCGCACGCGCGGCGGATCGGCCGCCGACTGGATGACTGACTCCATCGACTACATGAACCATTTGTGGAAGTTCAGCGCCCTTTTCCGCCTGGGCTACATCCCCCGCGTGCTCGGGGATGACATCGCCGGGCAGATCGCCCGGGTGGGTACTGCTCAGATGGCGATGCGTACGGGCCAGGGCGTCAAGAACCTCGCCACCAACCTGGCGCAGTGGAAGCGCCCGAGCGCGTACGAGGCGCAGGAGGCCGCCTTCCGCGAAGGCGTGAAGTACGCGGACGACGAACTGAAGCTGCTCCGGCCGCAGGCCGACGCGGTGCGGTTGAAGGTGCAGACGCAGGAGGCCCTGCACAAGACCGCGGCCACGCGCTCGCGCGACGCGCACCGCCGCGCGCTGGGGCGCCGGAACGCGTTGGACCCCAAGACCACCCCCCGCCACAAGCTGGCCGCCCATGACGCGCTGGTGGCGCGGCACAAGGGGTACGCAGCGCTGCACGAGAGGCGTCTCGCGGCCTACCGCGCCGGGCCCGAGCGGGCAAAGCTCGATGCGCTGGACGAGCAGCTCGGATTCATCACGCAGAGCCGCGAGAACGCGGCGCGTATGGCGGACGAGGCGCGGACGCGGCACGGCCGCGGCTTCACGCAGCGGAGCCAGCTCCACAAGGAGGTCCAGGCCGCGCGCGGCGTAGTCCTGCCGGCGTCCTTCGGCGGAGAGAAGGGCGAGTACTACCAGAAGATGATCTCTTCTGACGATTCGCTGCGGAACCTGTTCGCTTCGAACAAGAAGCTGGTCCACGGCAACCTGGTCAGGAGTTTCAGCCACTCGGGCAAGAGCCTGTCCTACCCCCAGAACGAGCGTGCGTTTGTGGAGGCGTGGCACCAGGCCGTCAACAACCAGATCCTCCAGGACGGCCTGGCCCTCCAGGCCGTGAAGGGCGCGTCCATCGAGCAGATGACGCACTGGCTCGGGCGCACGGTTGAGGGCCGCGCGTACCGGAAGCGGCTCGGGCTGAAGTACACGTCCGACGAGCGCGTGGCGACGTCGGTCTACCACGACGTGGAGACGTACCTCCCTGACCCGCTGATCCGCCAGGCCGCCCTGGAGGGCAAGGCGGACATCGGCTTCCTGACGCAGAGCGCGGAGAAGGGCATCCGCCCCTTCGAGGTGCACTCGACCAGCCTGGGCGAGAACTTGGCCGGCTCGAACCACATGTCCAGGGGGATGGACCGCGTCATCGACGGCTGGTTCAAGGTCGTGGCGACCATGCCCGCAGACAGGATGTCCAGGCACCCCCTGTTCAACCAGCTGTACGAGGGCCACGCCAGGACCATCGTGGCCCAGGAGATGAAGCAGGGCGCGAAGGTCACCCAGGCCGAGGCCGACCGCATCGCGGAGACCGCGCGGCGCCTCGCGCTGAAGGACACGCGGAAGCTGGTTTTCGACATCGCGCACCGCTCGGACGCGGGGCACATGCTCCGCTTCGTGTCGCCCTTCTTCAGCGCCACGACCGAGGCGTGGCAGCGCTGGAGCCGGATCATCGCGGACCGGCCACAGGTGGTGGGCTACGCGAACACCTTCTTCCACGCGCCCATCGCGGCGGGGTGGATGCAGGACAACGACGGCAACAAGCTGGCGAAGGACGGGACAGTCATTGACCCCGTCACCGGGAAGAAGACCTTCGTCCCGAAGGGGGACCGCCGGATCATGGCCCGCGTCCCCCAGTTCGTGGTGGACGGCCCGGTGGGGAAGGCGTTCTCCATGGACGGCTCGGGCCGCTGGCTGGTCTCCCAGGATTCGATGAACATCATCACGCAGGGTGACCCTTGGTTCAACCCGGGCACGGGTCCGATTGTCTCGATACCGGTGAATGAGTTCGTGAAGGACAAGCCCTCGCAAGGCGAGGTGGCCCGGAAGCTGGGCATCCTGCCCTTCGGCCCGTCGGCCGGCAGCCCCCTCTTCGGAAACACGCCGCTGGGCCGCGCGGCCGACCTGAGCATGCCGCAGACGGCGAAGAACTTCCTCACGGCCTTCGACACCACGGACGAGCGCTACCAGCGCGTGAAGCTCCAGATCATGCAGCGCTCCGCGTACGAGCACGCGAACCTCGGGAAGCCGATGCCCAGCGCCCGCGAGATCGCGGACATGACGCGGTCGTACTGGCTGGAGAGCGCCGTATGGGCGTTCAGTCAGCCAGCCGCCACGCAGAGGTCGGACCAGTACGCGTTCTACCGCGACCAGTACAACAACCTGCGCCGGAAAGACCCGCTGCGCGCCGACGAGGAGTTCTTGAGCCGCTTCGGGGAGTCGTACTTCATCTTCGCCCAGGCGACCAGCAAGAACAAGATCGGCGCCGAGGCGACCAAGGCCGCCGTGGAACTGTCCAAGCAGTATGAACAGCAGCTCGCGGAGAACCCCGAGCTGGGCGCGCTCATCATCGGCCCGGAGGGCTCGGGGCCGTTCTCGCCGGAGGCGTACACGTACCAGCTCACGCATCCACTGGTGCCCGGCGGATCGGAGATGCAGCGCACGAAGCTGTCCGCCGAGGAGGCGATGGCGGAGAACCAGCGGCGGCTGGGCTGGTCGAAGTTCACTCAGCTCCAGAACTCGATCACGGCACAGCTCCACAGTGCCGGCTTCACGTCCTTCGCGGATGACGGGGCGGAGGAGCTGGCGGCCATGCGCTCCGCGATCAGCGCGCTCCTGGGGGATCCGCTGCTCCCCGACGGGAGCGAGAACCCGTACTACAACGAGGGGTGGTCGAAGGACTACTACACGCTTGACGCGCGGCGGTACGACCGCATGATCCCCGGCCTGACGGCCGTGGCGAACTCGCCGCTGGCGGACAACCCGAACCGCAGCGACCTGCGCGGCCTGCGTACGTACCTGACGGGCCGCAAGGCCATCGTGCAGGAACTCCAGAGCCGGAAGGCCGGCGGCGGCGCGAAGGCGCTCAGGGCCAAGGACAACCGCGATCTTGCCACCGCGTGGGCCCGCTTCGTGGACAGCCTGATCGAGTCGGACACCCGCTTCGGAGACCTGCACAGCCGGTACCTCAGCAGGGACCTGGGCGTGGACCTGGACGAGCTGTCGGCCGACCTGGACGACATGGTCTCGGAGGAGATGCTATGACCATCGTGACGAAGAAGCCGGAGCCGGACCCGAAGGAGGAGGCCCTCCTCAAGGCCCTGGCGCAGGGCCTGAAGGGCGGAGCCGGCAAGGGTGACGGCCGGGTCTACATGGGCGAGCAGTCCGCCCTGAGGGGCAAGAAGACGTCGCAGATGTCCGAGGCGGCACAGGCCGCCGTCGGCCGCCGGACGAAGTCGATCTGGGTCTCGGAGGAAGAGGCGCTGGGCGACTTCTACGGCTGGAGCACGAAGAAGCAGTCCGACTTCCTCGCCGCCGGGATCACGGGCGGCCTGCTGAGCCTCGGGGACGGCGCCCTGGAGGCTGGCAAGCTCTGGACCAAGCTGGTCAAGGAGGCCGCCGCCTACGGCAAGGTGAACCAGAAGGTGAGCCCCCTGGATCTGCTGGCCGGATACGTGAAGGCCAGCGGCGGTAACGGCCGCTGGGAGTCCATGGGGGCCTTCCAGGTCAACACCGTGACCGGTGAGAAGCGCTTCGTGGGCCCCGGCACGTATCTCGGCAACGGCCGGGCGCAGCAGGTGGACACCCGCACGGACATGACCGACCCGGACACCGCGAAGGCGATCGCCACCAAGCTCTTCCAGGACCTGATGGGCCGCGACCCCGGCGCGGGCGAGTTGGGCGGCTTCGCCAAGGCGCTGGCCGCCGCGGAGGCGAACGCCCCCGTGACGCAGACGACCGAGACGCAGTACGACATGGAGACCGGCCAGCCGATCAGCTCGGACACGCGGTCCGAGGGCGGCATGACGGCCGAGGGCCGGGCGTACCTGGGCGAGCAGCAGATCAAGGGGAAGAAGGAGTACGGCGCGGTCCAGGCCGCGACGACGTACCAGAACGCGTTCGACAGCCTGATCTTCGGGGCGCCGGAGTAATGGCCAAGGGCGAGAGCATCGTAGAGCTGGCCAGGCAGTACCTGGGCCTCCAGTACGTCTGGGGCGGCAACACCCCGAGCGGCTTCGACTGTAGCGGACTGGTCCAGTACGCCTTCGGCAAGAACGGCATCACCCTGCCGCGCGTGACGTACGACCAGATCAATGTGGGCCAGTCCGTGCAGCCGAACAAGCTGCGCCCCGGGGACCTCGTTTTCTTCGACACGGACCGAAAGCGGTCCGGCCCGGACCACGTGGGCATCTACATGGGTGGCGGCAAGTTCATCCACGCCCCGGCCCCAGGCAAGGGCGTGAAGATCTCGTCCCTCTCCGAGGGCTACTACATGGACCGGTGGATGGGCGGGCGCCGGGTCCCCGGCGTGAGCGCCGACGCGGCGGCCGGCGGCGGGGACGGCGAGGCGCTGGAGGTCGCGCCCGTACTGGACGCCCACGAGCTGGCGGAGACGTACGGCATGTCGTACAGCTTTTTCAAGTCCCAGCCCGAGCTGTTCAAGATGCTCAACGGCGCGGTGGAGGGGCAGTGGACGCCTCAGAAGTTCCAGGCCGAGGTCAAGAACAGCAACTGGTGGAAGAAGAACTCCAGCAGCGTCCGCAAGGCGCAGGTCTTGGCCAAGACGGACCCCGCGACGTACAAGGCCAGCATGGAGGCGGCCCGCGAGGCCGCGCGCCAGATGGCCGTCAAGGCCGGGGCCGTCCTGTCCCAGAAGAACGTGGACACGCTGGCCCGGAACATGATCCACCTGGAGTGGAACGATGCCCAGGTCGGCAACTTCCTTGGCCAGTACATCAAATTCGGCGCGGAGAAGACGATGGGCGGCATGGCCGGCGCCGCCGCCAAGGAGATCAAGCGGACGGCGTACGACCTGGGCGTGGCCGTGACGGACCAGTCCATCCTGAACAACGCGCAGTACCTCGTACGCGGGCTCACGACCATGGAGCAGATCCAGGGCTCGATGCGCGAGCAGGCGGCCGGGCTGTACCCCGCCTTCGCGGAGCAGATCGCGGCGGGCGCCAGCATGCGCGAGGTGGCGTCGCCGTACGTACAGGTGCTCGCGCAGGAACTGGGCCTGCCCGATACGGACATTGACGTCTTCTCCCCGAAGATCAAGGCGGCGCTCAACCGCATGGGACCGGACGGCAAGCCGGCGCCGCTGTCGCTGACGGACTTCACGCAGGTGGTCCGGGATGACCCGGCCTGGCGGAAGACGCCGCAGGCGGCCGACCGCGCCATCGGCATCGGCCGCCAGGTGCTGGCGGATATGGGGCTGGTGAGCTGATGGAGATGACCTTCGAAGCGTTCCTGTGGTCGCTCACCCAGCAGGAGAGCGGCGGCAACTACGGCGCCGTAGGCGTGTGGGTCGGCGGCGACCGCGCGTACGGTCGGTACCAGGTCATGGGGAACAACATCCCGGCCTGGACCGCGCAGCACTACGGGAAGCGGCTGACGCCGCAGCAGTTCTTGGCGAACCGCGAAGCACAGGACGCGGTGGTCCGCGGTGTGCTCGGGGGCTACGTCAAGAAGTACGGGTACCGCGGCGCGGCGTCCGCGTGGTACAGCGGCAATGCCAGCCTGCACATGTCCACACGCCCCCAGCCCGGCGGGCCCCCCATCAAGAGCTATGTGGACAAGGTCATGGACCGCGCGGGTACCTACACGGGCGGTAGTACCGCCTCCAGCAGCTACACGGACAGCGGCGGCACTGCCGCCGTGAAGCCGAAGCTCAGCTCCGCCGAGCTGGCGGAGCAGTACGGCTTGACGTCGGCCTTGATCAACAGCTCCAAGGAGCTGAAGTCGCTGTTCGGCAAGGCCGTCTCCGACGGCTGGAGCGCGGCGCGCTTCCAGGCAAGCCTGAAGAACACGAAGTGGTGGAAGGAGCAGTCCTCCACACTGCGGAAGTACCTCACCCAGAAACACACTGACCCTGCGACGTGGAAGCAGAACAACAGCGCCGCGGCGGCGAAGATCAACGCGCTTGCGGTCCAGGTCGGCCTGGGCAACCAGATCTCCGGCGGCAAGAACTCGAAGCTCCTGAACGACGCGGTGTACAAGGTCGCGGCGCTCGGATGGAGCGATGCCCGGATCAAGGACTGGCTGGGCGGCCGGGTCTCCGTCCACGGAGACATCATGTGGGGCGAGGCAGGCGACGCCTGGGACAAGCTCCACGAGGTGGCGTACCTCAACGGCTTGAAGTACAGCGCGAGTTGGTACAAGAAGGCGGCCGTTGCCGTCACCTCCGGCCGGGGGACGCTGTCCACGTACGAGGACCAGATCCGCGCCGCCGCTGCGGCGAAGTACAGCTCATATGCCCCGCAGATCAAGGCCGGCATGAACGCCCTGGATCTCGCGGCGCCGTACATCAAGGCCACCAGCTCGATTCTGGAGCTGGCAGAGACGGATGTCGACCTCTTCAACAAGCACATCGCGAAGGCGATGACGTCGAAGCCGAAGGCGGGCGCCGCCGGCGGTACGCAGACGCCTTTGTGGCAGTTCGAGAACGACCTACGGTCTGACCCGCTCTGGCGGAAGACCAACAACGCGCGTGAGTCGATGATGACGACGGCGCGTGCTGTCGCGAAGGACTTCGGAATGAGCTGGTGAGGGCATGAGCACTCCGATTGAGCAGATCGTCCCGGCGGACTTTCAGGACGTCCTGGACCTGCCCGGCTCGGGCGGTGGGCCATGGGACTTGAAGAAGTCCCAGCGGACCGTGGACTACTCGAAGAAACAGGCCGCCGACGCCATGGCGGCGTACAACAAGGCCAAGGCCGAAGCCGCGGCCCAGATGAAAAAGTACAAGGCCAAGGGCGCCACGAAGGCCCAGAAGGCCGCCGCGACGAAGGCGCGTGCCCTGGCCCTCGCGACGATGGCGCGGCAGACCACCATCCGGAACGCGGCCCTGAAGAAGCAGGGCGCGGCACAGAACGAGGTCTGGAAGGCCAACGGCCAGTTCGACAAGCTGCTGAGCGGCGCGAACCGCGACGCCTTCCTGGCGTTGCAGAGCATGTTCAAGCAGATGGGCCTGGGCTCGCTCGCGGGCAAGATCTATGAGTTCGCCAAGCAGGGCTACGGGGCTGACACGATCAGCCTGTTGCTTCAGGACACCAAGGAGTACAAGGAGCGCTTCAAGGCCAACGAGGCCCGCGCGAAGGCCGGGCTGGCGGTGTTGAGCCCGGCGGAGTACCTGGCGGCGGAGGCCGCCTATCGACAGATCCTGAGCAGCGCCGGCATGCCGAAGGGCTTCTACGACAACCCCGCGGACTTCCGGGGCTGGATCGCCGGGGATGTCTCCCCGGCCGAGATCAAGTCGCGCGTGGACATGGCCACGGAGGCCGTGAACAAGGTCGATCCGAACTATCGCGGCGCGCTGTTCCAGATGTACGGCATCAACTCGTCGGAGCTGGCCGCGTACTTCCTGGACCGGAAGGTGGCGGAGCCGATCCTCAAGAAGCAGGCGGCAGCCGGGGCCATCGGCGCCGCCGCGCTGCGGCGCGGGTTCAGCCTGAACGCCCTGGACCTGGAGAGCTACGCCTCCCTGGGGATCAGCGGCGAGGAGGCCGAGGCCGCGTACGGCCAGATCGCCGGATCCTTCGAGTCGATGCTCGGGCTGGCGGGTCGGTACGGCTCGACCTGGACGCAGCGTGACGCGGAGCAGGAGGTCTTCACTCCCGGCGTGGCCGGCTCGATCTCCGCCGAGAGTGCGGCAGAGAAGGGGAAGCGGCTCAAGAGCGCGGAGCGCGCGCAGTTCAGCGGCGCCCGTGGCGCGTCGTCCGGCGGCCTGGCGGCTGGCTTCCGTCAGACGTGACAGCATGGGCGCATGCCCAACTGGAACGACACGAAGGCCGCTGCGGCGGCCATTCATGGCCGCAACGGCACACAGATCAGCGCCGAGGAGAAGGCGAAGATCCGGGAAGATCTGCTGCGCAAGGTGGCAAAAAACTCCCAGAAGTAGCTGCGCGTCTCAGCCCCCGGCCAACACCGGGGGCTTTCGCGTTAGCGCATACGTGGTACCGGATGTACATTCCGCGCGCGACGGACCCACCGGCCCCGTCCACGACAAGGCCGGCAGCGGAGCGCGGACCATCTCCCCAGGTGGCGAGCAGGCCGCGAAGACTCGGGAGTGCGCAGTGAGCGAGTACAGCTTCGGGTATGACCCCTCCGACGACCCGTCGGACCTGGGCGAGGCAGGCCAGCAGCCGCAGGGACCCAAGTGGTTCCGCGAGGGACTGGACAAGCTCTCGGGACAGGTGCAGGAGCTGAAGGCGGAGAACGACCGTCTCAAGTCAGCTCAGGTCAAGACCCAGGTGGAAGACGCGCTCAAGGCGAAGGGCTACGCCCCGGCAGCCGCAGGGCTGTACACGGGCACGCCCGACAAGCTGGACGACTGGCTGACCGCCAACGGCGGCGCCCTGGCCAAGCTCCCGCCGGTCCCCGGCGAGGGCGGCGGCGCGGGCGAGCAGGCCCCGCAGGGACCCCCGGCCACGACCGTTCCGGCTGACGGTCAGGAAGCGATGCAGCGCATGGCGGAGCAGGGCACACAGGGTGTGGCCCCGCCCCAGGGAACGGATGCCGAGATCGCGGCGGCCCTCAAGGCCGCGCAGACCCCGGAGCAGTTCGCGGAGATCATGCGTTCGCACGGCAGCCAGTACAACTGGTCCTGACCTCCCCGTCCCTTCGGCACCCGCAAGGGTGAGAGGTCACCACCATGGCGAACGCGTATACCGACACCAGCGCCATGTCCAACGCGGTACAGACCGCGTACGACAAGACGTTCGAATTTCAGCTTCGCTCGCAGCCGATGTTCCGCGCGGTCGCGGACAAGCGGCCCCACAACCTGACGTCGCCCGGCCAGTCCATGGTCCTGGAGCGCTACCAGGATCTGGCGGTGGCCACCACGCCACTGTCCGAGAACGTGGACCCGGACGCGGTTGCCATCGGCAACCCCCTCACGATCACACTGACGCTGAACGAGTACGGCAACCCGGTCCTCCGGACCCGGAAGCTCTTCCTCACGTCGCTCACCGACGTGGACCCGGCCATCGCCAACATCGTGTCGTTCAACGCCGCGGAAAGCATCGACGTCGTGGTGCAGACCGAGCTGCGCTCGGGCACCAACGTGATCCAGCGCAAGGCCGGTACGGTCAGCTACGTCACCAACGGCTCCGTGTCGACTCCGGTCGGCACGACCATGACGGCGACCGACACCTTCAACAGCTCGATCGCCCGCCTGGCGACGACCAAGCTGCGCGCCAACAAGGCCGTGCCCCGCAAGGGCTCCATGTACTGGTGCGCCATCCACCCGGAGGTCTCGCACGACCTCCGCTCGGAGACCGGCGCGGCGGCCTGGCGCGACCCGCACAACTACAGCGCCGTGGGCAACATCTGGGCCGGTGAAATCGGCAGCTACGAGGGCGCCTTCTACATCGAGTCCCCGCGCTGCTACAACGCCGTGGATGCCGGCACCGGTGACAACACCGTCCGCCGGTTCCGTACGTACTACGCGGGCCGGCAGGCCCTGGCGGAGGCCGTGGCCGACGAGTTCCACATCGTGGCCGGTCCCATCGTGGACAAGCTCGGGCGTTTCCGGCCGCTGGGCTGGTACGGGATGGCGGGTTGGAAGCTGTTCAGGCAGGAAGCTCTGATCCGGGCGGAAACCTCCAGCTCCGTCAACTCCGCCTGATGTACCTCAACGCCTTCTCCAAGACCTCTTCGGAGTCCTGGAGAAGGCCAAGGGCGCGATTGCAGGAATGGCAGAGCAGCCCGCGAATCTGGTTGGAGGTGTGACAGTGGTCAACGGCGAGATTGCGATGGCCGGTACGTCCCGCTTCCGGCCGTCCGCAGATGGCGCAGACGCCGCCCTGAGAGGCGAGCATGGCATCGTACTCAGCCACCGTTATGCCGTATTTGTAGCGAAGCTGATAGGCCCGGGGCTCCCCGTTCCAGACGCGCCGGGCGCCCCGCTCTTTGACCTTCTCGGGGTTGGCTTTCGTCCACGCGCGAGCCTTGGCCTTATTGCACTCCTTGCAGTACGTACACAGGCCGCTCTTCGATCCCGAGTCCTTGTGGAAATCCGAAGTCGACTTGGTTTCAGCGCACTTGGGGCATTTCTTCTCCATACCAGTACCGTACCAACGGCGGCACGCCATGGCTAACTTCATCTTCAGGCCGCCGACGGTCGCTGAGGGTCCGGCGGCCAGGAACCGCCTGTTCATCAGGCTCAAGCTGGACCGCGGCATCTCGATCCTGGAAGGACCGCCCGGTGCGTATCGGGCGGTCCGCTTCCCCACTCAGGACGAGATCGCGGCGTCCCAGCCGCACATGTTCATGGGCGGCCACGAATACGAGGTGGACGACGACACCCGGGCCGCGCTCCTCGCGGCCCCCATCGGCGTCACCGAGGCCAACTTCAAGGCCCTGGCGCAGCCCACGGGCTACGGCTACGGCGGCTACGGGGACGGCCCGTACGGCGGCCAGGACTCCCCGGCGCTGGCGTACGGCGCCAACGGCTACGGCGCCGGGCCATACGGAGGATAGGCATGGTCATCAAGCCCGAGATCGGGCAGCAGGCATGGGGCAGCGTCCTCAACGCCGCCCTTGACACGCTCCAGGGAAGCGCGGACGGCGCGCGCGACGTGGCCAACGGCGCCACCGCAGCCGTGGAGGCGCTCCAGGGCGACGTGGACGCCCTCCAGGGCGCACTGGGCGGGAAGCAGTACTACCGCCTAGTGGCGTCCGCCACGGCCCCGGCGGACGTGAAGGCGAAGGCCAATTACGTCTGCACCGGCAGCGCCGACCAGACGCAGATCAACACCGCCATCACCGAGGCCCAGGCGGAGGGCGGCGGTATCGTCCAGCTCACCGGCGGCAGCTTCACACTGTCCGGCCCGGTGGGCATCAGTGGCACGGTCAACGAGGACGACCCGCGCACCGTCACACTGGCGGGCGTGGGCGAGTTCGCCACGCTGCTGAAGCCGGCGCCCGGCGTGCACGGCATCTCACTGACCAACTGGGCGCAGTGCCACATCCGGGACCTGGGCATCATCATTTCCGGGTCCAGCAACGGCATCGTGTCGCAGGGCGTGACGAGCGGCGACACCCGCTCGTTCTGGTGCTCCAGCTTCCGCAACCTGCGGATCAACGGCTCGTACACGCCGACCAACACGGGCTGGGGCATGTACCTGGACATGCCCTTCCGTAGCGCCTTCGACAACATCGAGATCGAAGGCACACGCAACGGCATGATGCTGTACAACAACAGCGCCGTGCAGAACGCCGGGGACTGCTCCTTCACCAGGATGTTCATCGAGATTGTGGGGACCGGCGGCACGGCCATCCAGGTCCACTCGGTGGACGGCAACATGAACCAGAACAACTTCAACATGGTGGAGGCCCTGGCCGACGGCCCCGACTGCACCGGCATCCTGATCGACGGCGCCGAGCACGGCGCCAGTCAGAGGTTCTGGGGCACGAACCTGGAGCAGTTCCAGACCCTGGTCAACGTCGCCAACGGCGAGTCCAACGTCTTCGATCTCAACTACGTGACCTGCCGCGACGGCGGCGCGGGGAATCGCGCGTTCGTCTGCGGCAGCAACAGCTACGGCAACACGTTCAGCGCGAAGTGGCTGAACGTCTCCGGCGCGGTCAAGGTCATCGAAGACAACAACAACACGTCGAACGTGCCCAACGTCTTCGACGGCATCCGCATCGAGAACAACGCGGGTGCGGTGACGTACTCGAAGACGAACAGCACCGTCTTCCGGAACATCACAACCTTCAACGACGGTGGCACGGTTCAGGCCGGCCTGCTCCAGTACCCGCTGACGGTCGTCAACGACCCCACCTTCATCCCTGCGGACCAGGGCCTGATCACCTGGACGCATGACCCAGCCACACTGCGGTCATCGTCCAACGCGACGACGAGCGGGACGGTCTACCTCTGCAAGGTGAAGATCGTGGAGCGGGCCACGGTGGTGTCCAACATCATCATCGGCGTGGAGGCCGCAGGTGCCACGCTGACGAGCGCCCAGAACCTGCTGGGCCTCTACAGCGCCAGCGGCACACGGCTGGCCGTGACGGCCGACCAGAGCACCGCGTGGACCACTGTCGGTGTGAAGACGGCCGCCATCACACCGCAGACGCTGGCGGTGGGCAGCTACTACGTGGCGATTCTCGCCAACGGCACAACGCCGCCCCAGTTCTCCATGGGCGCCGGCGGTGCTCTGAACGTCAACGTCCCCTCGGTCACGGGCGCGGCGCGCTTCCTGACCGGGCCGACGGCCCAGACCTCGCTGCCGGCGTCCATCACGCTGTCCAGCCAGACGCAGACCACCGGCGCCCGGTGGGCCGGGCTCACCTAGGAGACACCATGCATGAGGACTGCGAGCCGACCGGCACGGGCGGCAACACCACCATCGTGAACCAGGACGAGGCGGAGATCCTCGCCAAGGCCGCGTCGGGCATGCCCGTACGGACCGAGGGTCAGCAGGAGGTCCACTGATGGCCTGCACCTCCGGATGCCGGACCAAGGATCACCCGTCCTACGCGGAGTGCCTGAAGGCCAAGGGCGTGGCCACGTACCTGGCCAGCCCCAGCAAGGGCCTGGACGGCACCGCGCAGAAGAAGTGGGACGCGGAGCTGTCCGCGTACCGCAACGCGCGCGCGGAGGGCATACAGCCCGACGGGACGACCATGGACAAGGTGACCGCGGCCATCAAGGCCAGCGACAAGGCCGGCGCGGCCTATGGCCGTGATTTCAACGTGGCCTCCGAGATGGCGGGCTGATGCCGACCTTCGACCAGCTCGTGGCGCGCGTGAAGGCGGAGTTGCAGGGCTTCGCCCTGGATCAGGCGTCCGTGTCCGAGCTGGCCGCCCCGATGGGGCCTGCGGACACGTCCTTCATGTGTGACGGTTCCACCGTCGCCAACCTGTCCCGGGGCATGGTGGAGATTGACGACGAACTGATCCTGGTCAAGGCGTTCGACAGCACGAGTGGTGTTGTCTCCGTGATGGGCCTCGGCAATGGCCGCGGGTACCAGAACACCACACCGGCGGCGCACGCCGTGAACGCCCTCGTGACGTCGTCTCCGGCCTTCCCGCGGGCGCGGGTGAAGGACGAGCTGAACAACGCTCTCAAGGCGTTGTATCCGTCGTTGGTCGTCCTGGAGGCAGTGGACTTTCCGTTCAACGCCGCGCAGGTGGAGTATCCGCTCCCCGAGGCGGCCACGGACGTCTGGTACGTCACCGGCCGGTGGGTCGGCCCCGAGCGCGTGAGCGCGCCCATGCCGAACTGGCGGTACAACCCGAAGGCGCTGCCCGCGGACTTCCCCACGGGCAAGTCGATCCAGCTCTTCGACGGCGTGACGCCGGGCCAGAACGTCCGCGTGGTGTACGTACGGCCGCCGGTCGCCCTGGTCGCCGGTGACGACGACTTCACGGTGTCCGGCTACCCCGAGCGGCTGGCCGACCTGATTGTCTGGGACGCGTGCAAGCGGCTGCTGCCGTCCATGCTGTCTGCGCGGCTCCAGCAGCAGGCCGTAGAGGCCACGGAGCGCGCCGCGCTGGTCTCCAGCCGGGACATCGCCACGGCGGTGCAGCTCTACGGCTCCCTCTACGCGGAGGGCCTGGCCCAGGAGCGGGCGTTGCAGTTCACGGAGGTCCCCAACTATCAGACATTCCAGGGGAGCTGAGATGCCGCAGGCGTACTACTCCAACACCGCGGTCCAGACCACGCTGGCCAGCTCCGTGTCCTCCGGCGCTACCAGCGTCGCGGTGGCGAGCGTTGCCGGCTTCCCGCCGGCCTTCCCCTACACGCTGGCCCTGGACTATGGCGCCGCCACGGAGGAGCTGGTCTCCGTCACCGCGGCGGCCGGCACGACCCTGACCGTGACGCGCGGGTTCAGCGGCACCAGTGCGCAGAGCCACAGCCTGGGGGCTGTGGTGCGGCACGTGTTCCACGCCGGCGACGCCGCGGCCTTCAGGACCCATGAGGACGCCACGACGTCCGTACACGGCGTCACCGGCGCGCTGGTGGGCACCTCATCGACGCAGACCCTGGCGAACAAAACGCTGACCAGCCCGACCATCAACGGCGCCGCGCTGACCGGGACACTGACCGGCACACCGACGTTCAGCGGGGCCGTGAGTTTCACCGGCCAGCCGAACATGAACAACCTGCTGCGCGGTACGCGCGCGACGGCTGCGGACTCCATGTTCGAGTCCCGCGTCACCGGCGACGCGAACGCGCGCTGGTACGTACGGGCCGACGGCCAGCAGTGGTGGGGCCCCGGCGGTGCGGTGGGGGACACGTCGCTGTACCGCTCTGGCTACCAGGCGCTGACCACGAACGGGTCCCTCGTTGTCGCCTCCACACTGAAGGCCGGCAACATCATCACGGACGGCAGCGCCGTGGTAGAGAGCCTCTCCGCCGGCAATATCCAAAGCGGCCTGGCCAGTGTCACCACAACGGCCGGGGCCTGGGTGACGCGGAGCGTTACGTTCCCCATGACCTTCTTCGCCGCGCCGGTTGTCGCGGTGACCGGTAACACCGCAATGCCCGCCACCGGGTCGACCACGACCCTGATGTACGCCGTCACCAGCGTGACGACGAACAGTTTCACACTGGCGGTTTTCCGGTCCACCGCGATCACAATGAACATCGGCTGGATAGCGATCGCCTGAGAGGCCCCCATGCAGATCGTCAACGCGCTGCCACTGCCGCTCAGTGGCCGCGAACGCGCCGCCGCGGCGACGTACAGACTGGACGGCGTCCAGTACGCGTACAGCCTGGGCGGCATGCCGTGGCTCACGGCCATGTCGGACGAGCGGCCCATGACCCGGGCCGGCGCCCCGGTCCGTAAGGACCAGGTCGACCAGCAGAACATCCCGGGCGAACAGAGCCTGGCTGGCTGGTGGCTGCGCTCGCAGTCGTCCTTCGTGGGCGGCCAGGGCCTGCTGTACCAGGACCCCAGCTCGGACAACCAGTACGCCATCCGGTACGGCGAATCCGTCGGCGTGAATCCGTGGGTGAACGGCCGGCTGACGCTGCTGCGCAGCACTGAGCAGCGCATCATGGATGCCACCACCAACGTCCATCACCTGGTGGGCTGGTACGACGACCGAGACCGGTACTGGTCTGCCGTGGGCAGCCTGCTCCGCGGTGACACCGGGTCGGCCGTCACCACGATTCCGTGGGGCGGCGCCGGGCCGATCCGGTCGCTGGCGAGCGACGGGACGTCGTACTACGCGGCGGACGCCGTCGGCATCTACAAGGGCACCGGGAACGGCGGCGGCGCGCTCGTGTGGAACACCGGCTCCGCCGCCACGGTGGTGCGGTGGGTGAAGGGCCGCCTCATGGCGGGCATTGGCCCGTCCATGTACGAGCTGGCCGGCACCGGCCCGGCCCTGCCCACGGCCAAGACCACGCACCTGAACAGCGCGTGGCGCTGGACGGACATCGCGGAGGGTCCGAACGCGCTCTACGCGAGCGGCTACGCCGGGAGCCAGTCCGAGATCCACCGGTTCCCGCTCGACACGAGCGGCCCCGTCCCTGTGGTCGCGCCGGGCTCCGTCGTCGCGCAGCTCCCCCGCGGGGAGATCGTGCACTGCATGACGACGTACCTCGGGTCGTTCGTCGGCATCGGCACCTCGCGCGGCTTCCGCGTCGGGGAAATCTCCGACGGCGGAGATCTGGCGTACGGGCCGCTGCTCATCGAGAACGCCGCCGGCGTCAAGGCCGTGGCGGCCTATGACCGCTTCTTCTTCGTCGCGGCGACGGATGCCATCGACGGCCGCAGCGGGCTGTACCGCGTGGACCTCGGTCAGCCGATCCAGGACAACGGCGGCAGCCCGTCCGTACGGTACGCGTACGCCACGGACCTCCAGGCCCACGTCTTGGGCGAGGTCTCCGCCGTGACGGTCTTCGGCAACTCGGACCGCATGGCCCTGGCCGTGGTGGGCCAGGGGGCGTATCTGGAGTCCGCCGCCGAGCTGGAGCCGACCGGCTACCTCACCACGGGGCGCGTGCGCTACAACACGCTGGAGCCGAAGATCTTCAAGTTCGTCACGGTGACGACGCCTTCGAGCCTCTCCGGCTCGGTGTCCGTCTCCGCGCTGGACCCCGGCGGCGGGGACACCAGCGTCCTGACGGTGTCCCAGGGCTCCGCCGTGGCCATCAGGGACGTCATCCTGGCGGCCCCCGCCAGCCCGGTGGAGTGGATCCGCCTCCGGCTGACGCTCGGGCGCAGCCCCACCGATACCGCCAAGGGCGGCGAGGTCAACGGGTGGCAATTGAAAGGGATGCCGGGCGCGGTGCGCCAGCGGATCCTGACCATCCCCCTCCTGTGCTTCGACAGGGAGAAGGACCGAACGGGCCAGACCGTGGGGCGCGAGGGCTGGGCGCTGAAGAGGCTCGAAGGCTTCGAGCAGCTCTTCGCGCGCGGGGACGCGGTGTCCCTCCAGGATCTGCGCACCGGGACATCGTCCCTCGTCGTTATCGATGACTACCGCTTCGAGCAGCGGGCCCAGCCCGGCTCGAACCTCTCAACGATCGGCGGTGTGCTGTGGGTTGAGCTGCGCACCATCGCTGACGTGATCACCACATAGGAGCAGACATGGGGCAGAAGCCCACCGTTGGCCGCATCGTTCACTACGTCTCGTACGGCACGCCCGGCGGCGAGTACACCTCGCAGTGCCGTGCGGCCATCGTCACGGAGGTGACGCCGCTCGAAGGCGACGAGGCGGCCCAGGCGGATATCGAGAACTGGGACGACAGCCAGCGCTGTCGTGTCAGCCTGGCCGTGCTGAACCCGACCGGCATGTTCTTCGACACCCGTCTCTGTCAGGACGAAGTTCACGGACGCGGCGGCACCTGGCACTGGCCGGAGCGGGCATGACCTGGCCGCCTGAGCGCGTCATCATCGCGCCGGCCAACGTCGGCGAACGCGACGCCATGCGCACCGCTCAGCGGGCGCTGAAGCTGCCCGAGACGGGCGAGATGGACCCGGCGACCCTCGCCGGCCTGCGGGGCGTCCAGAAGCTGTTCCAGCTCCCCGTGACGGGGGTCCTGGACAGGGCTACGGCCGAGGCGCTGGACCGCCTGCGGCCACCATCACTGAGGGGGGAATGATCACCATGAAGCCCACCGGCTTCCAGCTCGCGGCGCTGATCGTCATCATCGTGGGCGTGACCGTGCTGACGGCGTTCGGCAAGCCGACCGGTACGTACATCGCGCTCGTGACGCCGATCCTGGCGGCGATGTACCTGGACGGACGCACGGAGGCGCAGAACCAGCGCCTGGAAGAGCAGGATCGCCAGCTCGCGCAGATCACGCACCAGACGAACGGGATCCTGACAGAGCGCATCACGCAGGCTGTCCAGGAGGCGCTGGACCAGCGCGAGGGCCGACAGGGCCCGTAACGCAAAGAAGACCCCCGCCCGGAGGCGGGGGTCTTTGTGTGCTCGCACCCGGCGGGGAGGGTGATTAAGTCCCCCCGCCGGGGGGCGCCCCGGAGAGAGGTCCGGGTGATCAACCCGGAGGCCGGAGCGCTACCGGCCCATAGCCCTTGGAGAGGAAGCCGGTCCGGTCATTCTGTCATGGCCCGGGAATCTCGGGGTCGATCAGGTCGGCGGCCTCCCGGACGCCCATCGCCTTCAGGCGCATGGTCTCCGAGCGCATCATGGCGTAGGTGTTCGCCCGGACACGCTGCCGCTCCGCCAGCTCGTGGGCGTAGGCGTCCAGCAGGGGACCGACGGGCGTCGCCCGGTCCCACAAGTTCTCGATGCTCTCCCGCGCGCTCACACATCCTCCCCGGGCCGGATGATCTCGTAGTCGGCTTGCCGGTCCTCCGGCAGCTCGGGGGCGCTGACGGGCGCCGCCCAGCCGTTGGTGGAAGTATCTACCGGCGGCCGGTACGGCGTGGGCAGGCTCGGGGGTACCGGGTCGCGCACGGGAAGCGCGTCGTGTCCCTCCACGAGCGCGATCACGCGCTTCAGCTTGCGGATCATCGCTTCGTCGGTCTCGTCGGACTTGATGGTGACGGAGGTGAACACCTCCTCGTCCTCCCACTCGAAGGTCACCTTGTCGCGCGTCGCGCGCAGGATGAGCGCCATTAGTCCTCGTCCTCCAGTGATTGCATGGCGTCGTCGTAGCCGCCCCAGTTGTCGACGCCGAAGCGCTCCAGCGCTGCGAGCTTCTCGGAGTCCCGCTTGAGCTGCTGATACTCGGCGTGATCCAGCGTCCAGGTTGCGTTGAAATTGCTTGCGGCCATCAGTCCTCCGTCTTGTACTCGATGGGGTACACCCCCGTGATCCCGGCGACGTGGCCGGACGCGTGCTTGATGGTCAGGGCGCCGTCCACGGCGGTCACGATGGCGTCGCCCGGGACGGCGACCTCGTACAGCGCGCCGTCCACGGCGTACGCCACGGCGTACGGCGGGCGCCGTACGGGCTGGGGCGAGGCGGCGGTGACTGGCCCCTTGCAGCACCAGTCACCCGCAGAGCATGGCCCCGCGAGGGAGGTGGGGCGCCCGCAGGGCTCCGCGCCCTCCGGCGCCTCTTCCTCTTCCTCGGGTGTGAGCGGGGGCTCCTCGGGCGCGGACGGTATGAAGGCGTGGTGCGCCAGCATGGTCACGCCGCCGGCGTGGCAGGCTTCGCATCCGCTCACGTGATCACGTCGCGGGTGCCCGCACTTGCAGGGACCGTCAGTCGATGAGGGCCCGGAGCCCGGCGGCTCCGTGCTCGCGGTAGATGTCATTGCAGTCCATGCCCTTCGGCATCGAGATGGGTCGGGCCCTGGCCTCTCGGGCCAGGAAGCTGTTCAACTTGCCTCCGGCGTCGTCGCCGTCGCCGAAGGCGTAGATCACATCGAAGTCCTCCAGGCAGCGCGCGTAGTGCTGCTGCCAGGTGGAGACGCCCGGGATGCCCACGGCCGGGAGACCGGCCAGGGACAGCGTCATGGCGTCGATCTCGCCCTCGGTCACGCAGATGAAGGGCGAGACCTTCTTCAGGTCCAGGACGTTGTAGAGGTTCGACGCGGCGTCGGGCAGGGACAGGTACTTCGCGTGTCCCTCGCAGGCGTGCGCCTCTGCGCACCGGAAACGGATGTTCACCGGCCCGGCCGGGGTCACGTACGGGATGGCCAGCCGGCCCGCGTACCGCTCATGTCCGGCCAGGGGGGACGTAACGACGCCCAGCCGGAACTGTCCGGCCGCCTCCGGCCCGAGCCCCCGGCTCGCCAGGTACTCCTGGGCGCCGGTATCGGCCGCCAGGTCGTTCTGGTACTGCGTGACCGCCTGCTCGAAGAATCTTCTCTGCTCGGTCGAGAGCATCTGCACGGCTACAGCCCTCCATGGCCATGATGAGGTGGATCGCTGTGCCCTTGAAGTCGCAGGCGAAGCAGAAAGCGACGCCCTTCTCCACGTTGACGGAGAGAGAAGGACGCCGCTCGTTGTGCACGGGGCAGAGCACCGCGGTGTTGCCCCAGCGGGACTCGTTGAGGTCCACGCCGTAGTGGGCGAGGACGGGCGCGATGGGGATTACGTGTACCCCATCGCCTTGAGCCACTGGACGGCGAGACGGAGATCCATGCGCACCCATTGCCAGTCCTCCGGCTCTCCGCCGAACTTCATGGACTCGGAACCGAGGAGGTTCCACGGCACGTGGACGTCCCAGCGCTCGACGGGCTTGTACTCGACGCGGACGACCAGAAGGTACATCCCGGCGGCGGCGTTCTTCGCCTCCGCGATGGTCTCCGCCTTCCAGGCGGAGACCCTGTTCGAGCGGTCCCCCTTCACCTCAATGCAGACGCCCTCGATGCCGGTGATGTCACCACGGTCGAACCGGCCGTTCGGAACGCGGCGGTCGGTCAGGCTGAAGCCCTCCTGCTTGAGGTACTTCACAACCTTGGCCTCCGTGTCGGTGCCACGGGCGCGGGACTTGGTGCTCACAGCACCCCCATCTGTGCGGCCACGTCGCGCTGGAAGACAGCTCGGGCTGCGGCCCGGTTCCGCCCCGCGGTGGTCGGGAACTCGTCGCGACAGAAGGCGACTCGCAGTCGCCATTCGAAGAGCCCCAGCGTCTCAACCTCGTAGGTGTGGTGCGGTACTTCCACCGAAGTGGCGAGAGCGTTCATGCTCTCGGCCAGTGTCTGCCGCCGCGCCACCAGAATGGTGCGCTCCTCGGTGGTCACCCACGTGCCGTCGGCGGGGCCGCCGATCATCAGGACCCTCACTCGATCACCCTCACTTCTATCCCCGCCTCGCGGGCGAGCCCGATTGTGTGCTGTGTGCCGCTGCCCTCCGGCAGAGGGAAGGCCAGCACGAGATCGGCGCCGGCTTCGATCATCCGCCGGTTGCGCTCGGGCCCGGCCGCCTTTCCGAGGCGGCCCCAGTGGGCGGGCCAGCGCTCCTCCTTGCAGCCCAGCAGGCTGCCCGCCAGCCCCACCCACACGCGGGCGTAGTGGTCCGCTCCGGTGGAACAGGCGCCGTGCACGAGCAGGAACGGCCCGCTCTCATCGAAGACGCGCTCCAGCGCGCGGTTCACGGCGCGGTCGTCGCTCCATTTCCGCGAGCCCGTCACGATGACGCGCATCACATCTCCTCCGCCTTCTCGATCAGGGCGGCGTAGTTGTCCGCCTGGGCCTGGATCTCCTTGACCTGGCGCCCCAGCGCGGCGGCGCGCGGGCCCGTGGCGGGCAGCGTCCGCCAGACGTGGCGCAGGCGCTCCGCGCGCAGGTCCAGTTGGGCGTGGCGGAAGCGCAGCTCCTTGAGCACGAGGTCAGTCATCGGTCCTGACCTCCGGGGTGGAGCCGACGGCGTGTACCGCTCGCTGTGTCCACGAGAACCGGTAACTCCGGTCCCGGCGGCGCTGCATGAGCCGCCAGGTCTTCCCGGGCGAGTGCTCGTCCCAGCGGGTCTCGTACTCGTCGGGGGACAGATACTGTCGCTGGTCGGTCAGCGCCTGTTCCTGCGCAGCCTCAAGCGTCACGCTGGCGTGGGTCGGCGTGCCTCCGATCATCCCCACGTACATGGTCTTCGCCATCAATTCCAGTCCCCTTCGCCCCAGCCGGGCGCGTAGCCCCGGGGCATCTCGATGTGGTCCCCGACGTAGGACGACGCGGCGTCCAGGTGCATGGGGATGCGAATGTCGGCGTCGGCCGACGCCTTGGCGTGGCGGTTCTTCACGCACGCCACATGCAGGCCGCCGGTGGCGTCCAGACCGCACGTCACGATCACTTCCGGGATCGCGGCGACCTTGCCGTGGATGTCGGAGCGGCGCGGACACGGCCGCTTCGTGCGCTCGGAGTCCGCGCAGTGGTGCACCAGGAGGACGTGCGCGCCCGTCTCGCGGGCGAGCACCTTGGACTGGCGCAGGAGGTCCCGGAGGGACCCCCACTCGTCCCCGGTGTCGTGTCCTATGTCGGAGGCGATGTCCACCACGACCTGATCCGGGTACCGGCCCTCGCGCTCCGCGTACGCGTAGCACTCCAGCCACACGTCATCCAGGGACGGGTCCGGCCGGAAGCACCAGGACAGGAAGTCCTGCTGCGCCAGCAGGCGCGCGCACTTCTCGGGCTCCGTGCGGAGCCACTCCTCCGTCACGTCCGTGGACGTGCGGGTGCTGATGGCCAGCAGGCGCGACGCTACGGTGTCGGCGTCGCTGTCGGTGCTGAACGTCAGTGTCGGCGTTCCCATGTTGACGAGTGCATTGAGCACGATCCGGGTCTTGTGGGAGCCGGGGAGCCCGGCGAGCATCGATACGGATGCCCGCCGGAACCTGATCCCCTGACTGACCCAGGATGCAAAAGCGGGGGGCAGCGGCTCTTTGCCGATAGCCCCCCGCGTCACGCTGCGGGACAGTGTCTGCACCTACACACCGCCGCCCAGCCCGAACAGCCCCAGCCAGGGGGCTGCCTCGCGCGCCGAGAAGATCGGCGGCATCTGCACGTCCGGCTGGCGGATCGGCCGCTGGACCATCTCCAGCGCCGCCTGGGACGCGGCGAAGCGCGCCTCGTCCGCCGCCGTGCGCGGCGGCGCGAAGCGCCCCTCCGGGTCGTTGCGTGTGAGGTGTCGAGACCTCGATGCCATGTGTTCACCCCCTCCCCATCGCCGCCCATGATGGCGGCAGATGGGGAGGTTGGGGAGGTGAACGGTCATATCTACGCCGGGACCGGGTTCCACTGAGCGAGGGCCTGGGCGACCTCGCCGTGGATCCAGTAGTCACCGCCGCCGGCCCAGAGGATCTTGCCCTTGAAGTACTGCTGGTTCGCGGCGCGGTACTCCTTGAAGGAGGTGTCCCCCCGGGCGAGCGAGACCTTGTAGACCTGCGGCCAGTCGGCGGGCCGCATCTTCGGGGCGTTGCGGGCGCCAGCCGCGCCCTGCGGGGCGCCGCCGTACTGCGGGGCCGGGGGCTGCGGCGGGGGCGGGGCGCCCGCGTTCTGCCATGCGGCCGGGGCCGTGCCCGGGATGCCGGGCGGCGGCGTAACCGGGTTGTAGTTGACGCCCGCACCGGGCACCGGGACGCCCTGCGGCGGCGCCGGAGGCGCGGGCGGCCCCTGCGGGGGCGGCGCGGGCGAGACCGGGCCGACGCCGGAGGCCACCGCCATCTCCGCCTTCATGTGGCTGTACACGGACGCGAGGAGCGTGGTCACGCCTGCGTCCTCCAGCTCCTGGAAGGCCGCGTTGATGTCCGCCGCGGTGTGGCCGCGGGCCACGATCATCGGCCCGCGGCCGTCCAGGGAGACCGTGAAGCGGAAATTGTGCGGGTTGGGGTGGTGCTCCGGAAAAGCAGGCAGCGGCTCGGGGAGGCCGCCCACCGGTCCGTCGTAGTCCGTGGCCGGCTGGTCGGTGTCGTTCACGCATGCTCCTTGATCAGGTGAAACAGGTACTCGTACGCGGCGTGCGCCTGGACAGGCATGGCGCCGTTGCCGATGCGCTCAAGCTGCTCGGCGCGGGTCAGACCCGGCACGTCGGTGACGTGGCCGGGAACGCCCATCAGCCACTCCGCGAAGCGGGCCGTCAGCCGGCGCCCGCCGCGTGGGCCGGTCTCCGTCGGGGCCGGCGCGGGAACGCCTATCAGGCGTTCCCATCGCCGGATGGCGGGGAGGTAGTCGCCCCACCAGTCGGCAGGCGAGTGACCGCCGTGCGCAGGTTCTCCCCGCCGACCCTGTTCGGGCTCGTACCCGGACTGCCCTTTCCGTCCGCCGCTGTCGGCGTGGGGAAGAAGGAAGCTGACTTCGTCATCGAGCGTGGGGCCGTGCCCCCCCTCTTGCGCTTCTCCGGGTGCTGTGCCGCCCCGTTCGAGCCAAGTTGGGCCGTGGGCGTCTTGAGGACCAACGCCACCTCCGACAGGGGGCGGCTGTTCTTCCCGTGGAGGTTCGACGCGCCCGACTTCCAGTCGCGTGCCGTCGGCGTCGGCAGGCAGTGCACCACGCGCCCCGGCAGGGCGCCGTACGTGCCTTTGCTGCTCCGCTGGTTCGGTCCGCCGTGCGGCCCGTCCGATGCCCCGGGCGTCGGGAACAACCCCTGCGGGGAAAGCGATTCCGAACCACCGGTCACGGTGATGGGCGGCGCCCAGGGCGGAAGCTCGAAAGCTTGTCCACCAGAGGTCATACCCGATCGCGGCCAGGTCTTGGGCGACGATATCGAGCCCGCGCGACCGGATGACCGCGACGTTCTCCAGGAAGACGAGCCGGGGTCGAAGTACGCCCACAGCCTTCGCGACGTCCTTCCAGACACGTGATCGCTTTCCACTGATCCCCCCTCTGGGGCCCGCGTTGCTGATGTCCTGGCACGAAAAGCCGGCCGTGACGATGTCCACCAGGCCGACGAGCCGCGTCCAGTCGTACGTGGTGATGTCCCCGATGTTCGGGGCGTCGGGGAAGCGGTGCGCGAGCACGAGAGAGGCCGCCTCGTTGCTCTCCGCAACGTAGGCGACCTTGTCCCCCGTCAGGGCCTCTGCGGCCATCCCCAGCCCGCCGTATCCGGCGCACAGTTCGAGGATGGGCAACTATCCCTCCTCGGTCGTGGCGGCGCGCTTCTTGTACGCCGCGAACTCGCTCTCGGGGATGCGGTACGAGTGGCCCACACGGATGGCGCCCAGGTGGCCGCCCGCGATCAGCCGGTAGGCAGCCGCACGGCTGACGCGCAGCTCCTCGGCCACCTCGCGCACCGTCATCAGTCCGGATGCCGCCCGAGCGGCGGCGCTGTCCTTTTCCATGGACTCTCTCTTCTCATTTCGGATGCATCGCGGCTCATGGCCGCACGACTCGCAGCACGCGCCGCAGTCGCAGGTGGGGAGCATCAGAGCCGCCACCAGGGGCGGGGCCTGCCCCAGTCCGGGTTCTTGGGGGGCCGGGGGAGCCCCCGCCAGTGCTCGATGCGCTGGGCATCGACGGGCGCCCGGTGTCCGCTGGGCTCCTCGCGCAGGTACGCCTTCCTCAGCTTGCGGTAACTGCTGTGTCGGTAGCTCAACTGCGCCTCTCAGTACGGTGGATCGTTCGACGGATGGCCCGGCGACGCCGGGTCGTAAAGGTGGGCCAGCGGCCCGTTCTGCGCCGCGCAGGCGGCCTGGACGTCGCAGATGTAGCACTCGCCCGGGAAGCCGTTTGCCGGGAAGCTCCCGGCCTGGACCTTCGCCCACGCCGTGCCGAAGACGGCGCCGACGGCCGCCGGGGTGAACTCGGCCAGCTCGTAGGGGCGCCCGACGGTCGCCCTGCGGTTCATGAAGGGCACGCCCAGATGGGCTGTCACGCCGTACTTCTGCGTGACGAGCGCGCCGTATGCGCCGAACTGGGCGCCCGTCTTGGGCGGGCGCTTGCCGGACTTGAGGTCGAAGACCACCAGCCGATCGAAGAGCGGATCGTGGAAGATCCTGTCGACGTAGCCCTTGATCTCGACGGGGCAGCCCGGCAGCATGCCGGACACGTCCAGCTCGATGGCAGGCTCCCCGTCAGGGGTCGTCCAGATCTCCCACGGAGACCGCTTGCGCCAGTCGATGTACGCCTGGACGAGCTGCGGCCCGAGCGTGTTCCAGGCGGCGACGCTGTCGCCCTTGGACCGCCGCCAGGCGTTCTCGTTCGGCTCCTTCTCGCGGATCTTCGCGAGCTGGTGACCGAAGAGCGTTTCCCATGTCTGCCCGAGTGCCGAAGTGGCGATGTCGGCCTTGCCGTTGAGGGCCATCAGGTCGTACCACTCGGTCACCTCGTGGACGGCCGTGCCGCCGGCCGACCAGAGCGCGGGGCTCTGCGGCGCGGCGGCCATGTACTTCAGGAACCAACTCTTCGCGCAGCGCTCCAGGGTCTCCCTGGAGCTGTGCGACATGTGCTTGACCTGCCGGGTCTCACCCGGCCTGGGACTGCTGCTCACGGTCGGGCCTCCCGATGTAGGTCACGATCACCACCGGCTGGGGGTGGTAGATCTGCACGTCCTCCGAGCGGACGAACTGAATGCTGTTGCCCTTGCCGGTCCGGAGCTGGACCGAGATCCATGCGCCGTCCTCGGTCTGGCCGCGGTAGTGCGCATCGGTGATGCGCCCGGCCCGGCGGACCCAGGCGTGGCGCCGTCCGGGGACGGCGGGGAAGGGCGGCTGGATCATGCCGCCGGGCGCCGGGAGCGGCAGCTCCACGACCGCCGCGGGCGGCTGCGCTGTCAGCGCGCGGTGGGTGACCCACTCATCGATCAGCAGCTCTCCGAGCCGGTCACCGATGCCGGTCATCGCGCGGATGCGCGTCCAGGTGTTCCCGCCGTCGCGAAGCGCCAGCAGCTCCTTGCCCCAGGCGAGCCGGCGGGCCGCCGGCCAGCGCCTGGCGCGCTGGGAGAGCCTCGTGCGGATCAGGTAGCGCTCGCGCTCGTCCAGCCCGCCCCAGACGCCGTACTCCTCGCCCAGGGAGTCCCGGCGGCACTCCGCCAAAACGGGGCAGTGGTGGCAGATCTTCTTGGCCAGGTCCCAGCCGGCCTGTTGCGCCGCCGACGGCGGTATGCGGGGGAAGGCTGGGCCGTCCACGAAAAAGCGGGCGCTGCTGACCGTACGGCAGCTCGCGCGGCTGACCCACCGCCGCGTGGGGTCGAACAGCACCTCCTCGCCTATCGCCACCGGAGCCAT